TAAAACTTACAAACTTACAGCCCAACCCATTCACGCGCTACCAGCACGTAAAAAGGGGGGCGGTTTTCGACTGGCTGCCCGCCCCCGGTTTCGTCTATGGTGTGGGCGTGGCTGCCGGCAGCCTGCACCTGAGCCGTGGCTGAGCCCCCGGGGGCCCCGTTCTGCTGGCCAACGAAGGTCCCGTAAATCCGGCTCGCATCGTTGCCCTCATGCAGCACCTGAGCATTGTGGGCGTGCTGGCCAGCGGCCTGCATGGTGTGGCTGTGGGCCGGCAGCTGCGTGGTGTCGAGCGTCACCTGAGCCGCGCCCCCGGTTTTGCGCGGGGCATCGTAATCATTGCCGGCACCTTTGGCCACAATAAAGCGCTCCTGTAAATCACCGGTGCCGTTCTGGCCATTGCAGAGCGCCCAGCCCGCGCCGGCCAAATCGGGCCAGCCCTTGCCGGTTGGGTCGTATAGGCTGGCATCATGCGAGGTGAGCCACTGCACCTCTGTGCGGCTGCGCGTCAGGCTCTCGAGCCATTTGGCATAGCGCTGCACCGGGCCTTTCACAAAGGTGATTTTTTCAACGCCGGCCGCGGCCGTGCCGGCTGCCTGCGTGATGAGCTCGAGCTCTGCAATGGTGGTTTTACTGTTGCCATCCTCATAGGCCTGCACCGCAATATCTACCAGGCTGCCGGCCACTACCTCAGCCGGCAGGGCCACGGCCGCGGCACCATCGTAGTGGTGCACCTCTCCCTGCAGCCAGATATAGCCCGGCGCAATGTCGCCAATGTTAGGGCCCGTAATGCTCACCTCACAGCCGCTGAGCACCATCGCCGGCGCATTGGCAAAGGTGGCAGCTAGGGCCGCGTAGGTTTGGCCCTGCAGGGTTTCGAAATCATCAATATCAAAGGGGCGGCCCCCGGTGTCAAATAGTAGCTTTTTCATCAGATGTAAATGATAGTGTGGCGAATTAGGGCGAGTTTGAGCTGCTTGATTCGGGCCTGCAGCGCGGCCTCTTGTGGCAGTAGGGAGCGGGGCACCTGCACCGTAAAGCCCACCTGATTGGCGTACTCAGCGGCCCGGTTCAGGTAGAGCAGCGGCCGGCCCTCTCGAGCGAAGTACATCACCGGCATGGGCTGCTGCTCACTGGCATAATTGAAGTAAACCGGCTCTAAATCGGTATCAGAATTGATGATTTTGATGCGCCTTAGGCCCGGGTCGAACCTATCATTGAGGGCTTTCTCGAGTAGCATGGTTTGGCCGTTGTAGCTGAGCTCAGTGCTCGAGGCCTTCACATGCTGCACGAAATAGGCGTAGGTGATGAGCACCGGGCTGAGCAGGGCCTGCAGCCAGGCCATCATCTTGGGCCGGCGCAAAATCGAAGGCAGCAGGCTTTTGATGAGCGGGCGCTGCTGCAGGGTGTAGCGCGTGGCCACCGGCGTGGCCGTGATGATGCGCTGAGCATCGGCCGGGTTAAGCAGTGGCATAGGGGAGGAATTGAAGCGTATCAGCCAGGGTGCTGCCGGCCGCGGTATCTTCCACGATGTAGCCGGCCTCCGTTTCGTAAACCCGCGTAATCACGGTAGGGGCCCCGGCCCCGGCGCGGGCCGAAACGGTGAGCAGCTGCACATCTTTCACGCCGGGCACGGCCTGAATCTTATCCTGCAGCTTAGCCAGGTAGAGCAGGCCATTGAACTCGAGGCCTGCCAGCGCGGCCCGTATGGCAGCCTGCACCTGCAGCTGCAGCGCCGGCACATCAATCAGCGGGTCGTAATAGATTGCGGCCTGCACCTTCAGCATATCGGCCGCGCGGCTCACTATCTCTTTCCGAACGCCGGCAAATCCCTTGCGGTCAAAGTAGCCGATTACCTGAGTGCGCTCAGCGGCGCTCAGCGGGGCCAGGCTGCCGGCCGCGGCACCATCCTTTGCCACCTTAATGAATAGTTTGCCGCTGAGCACGTTCTCAATGGCCGCGGCCCGGGTGATGATTTTCGCGCCGGTGCTGCCGGTGGCGTAGTGTATGCCATTATCATCAGCAATAAGAACATCACCCAGCTGAAAGAGCAGGGCCTGCTCAGCGTACCATTCCGCTGTACCCGGTTTGGCCCGGGCCAGCGCGGCATCTACATCTGCTTTGTGGCGCTCCCATAGCTGCTCATGCAGCTGCAGGATGGTGGCTGTGACGAAGGCCCACAGCCGGGCCAAGCCGGTGGCTGAGGCAAAGGCAGCCAGGCCGCTGAGCACTGGCTGAGCCGCGGCCTCAGCCTGAATGGTATCGAAAATTTCCTGAGTAGTACGGGCCATGATTTAGAGAAAGCGGCGGCGGTAATAAAGAGCGTAGGCGTTACGAAACGGCACCAGCAGGCTCAGCACCCGCTGAGTGCCTGAGGGCACGGTGATGGTGGTGGTGGCATCAGCAAAGCGGGTGTTTCCCGTTACCGTGGCCGTAATGGGCACATCAGTAGGCAGCAGGCGCTCAATCAGAATCGTTTTATCCAAAATGATGAGCTCAGTCTGCAGGGAGCCCCCGGGCGGTGTGTAGGTGAGCACCAGCTGCAGCAAATCAATGGGCCGGCCCAGGGCATCATGCACATCTAAAATCAGGTTTACATTCTTCTGAAACCCGAACTGATACAGGCCCTCCACATCGGAAACGACCTTTTTAGTAACCAGATTAAAGCCAGAGAGCCCGGCCACATCATCAGCATCGTAGGGCATGGCTATTGAGCAAAGTAGTTATTTCGGGTTTTGAGCCGAACCTGAAAAAATTTGGCGTACACTGATTGAGGGCTCAGCGGGTTGAAATCGGCTGAGCCGGTGCCCACCAATGTGCCGGCGTTATAGAGCAGGTTCTGATTGATTTCGAAATCAAACCAGGTGTTACCAAATTTCCAGCCGGTTGCGGCGCTGTTGTCGGGGGTGCCTGTTTCGCACCATCTCAGCTGCTGGCTGAGCCGGTAGGGGTTGCGCTGAGCCGTGCCGCTGCCGTACTGCACCGGGTCAGTGTAGGCCGGCACGTTGTTATCAAACACATCAGGCGAGGCTGAGGCCCCGGCCCCGGCCGGCTGTGAGGGCGGGCTATCGGTGTCAAAGTTGAGGCCGGCAATCAGGCCGAACCTCAGCACCTCCGTGGGCACATCGGAAATCTGTATTTTTTCCGTCTGCAGGAAGCCCTCAAAATCGCCGGCTGAGTTGGGCCGGATAACCAGGCCCCCGGCGTTGTTCACGGTGAAGCCGGAAATGCTCATCAGGTTCACGCGGAAATCTTCGCTGATGGTGTTTTTCAGCCAGGTGTTTGCCGTGGTGCAGATTTCGCCCGGGTTGGCCGTGGTGTAGAGGTAGTACGAAGTAGCAAAGCGAAGATGCGCCGGGCCGATACCTAAATTGAGGTGCGGGCTCTGCAGCTTGAGGGTATAATCTTCCTGAGTGGGCCGGTTATAAAGCGGGTCGGCTGAGATAGAGCCCACATTTACGGCCGGCACACTGGCCTGCTGAGCGGCTAGGCTCTGATAGCCCCCGCTGCCAATGGCAATCAGCCCCCTGATGTTGTTGGCGCTGGCTATGCCGGCAACGCTGCCCTGCCCGTTGTTGGCGGTTTCGGTGAGGGTGTTGTCATTGAGCAGCACCTTTGAATCAGGGGCCACATCACAAAACTGCAGCTGCTTGATGTGCTCGAGGGTGCAGCCCAGCAGGATGCAGCGAATGAATAGAGCCAGCTGATTATACGTTTCCTGCAGCCGGCCATTGCGCACAATGCAATCCTGCACCGTCAGGCCGTATTTGCGACTATCCGAGTTAAACCAGTTAGGGGAGGGAGAGGGCAAAAAATTGAGCTCTGAGCGCACGAACATGGCCCCCGCGGTGCCGGCCCCGTACAAAATGCAGTTCAGGGTGCCGATGTTCCGCATGATAATGCCATCCATTAGCCAGCCCTGCCCGGTGTTCACCGTGGCCCCCTGCAGGTCAATTACTACCGTGCCATCAGCGTATAAATAGCGGTTTTCGGAGTTATTGAAGCTGATGCCGGCCGCGGCCCGGTAAGAGCCAGTGCCTAAAATGATGTTTTCGCGGCCGGTGGCAATGGCCGCGGCGAGCGTCCTCACCGGTGCATCAGGGGAGGTGCCGGCGTTGGCATCGTTGCCGGCCTTGCTCAGAAAAACGGTATTGCCGCTCGAGCCAATGGCAAAGGCCGGGAAGTTGGCAGTAGGCGGCAGCAGCTGCCGACGAAAATTATTAGCCATAATAAATTAGGTGAGGGAGCCCCTCATTTGAATGTTGCCGCTAACTGAGGCCCCTGCCAGGGTGATGCGGTAGCTTACATCAGTGCCGGCCGCGAAAGCCAGGGGCGCGGCCGAAAAGTCAGCCACCCCGGCCGTGAAGGGTATGGCCGTATAGGCTGAGGCGGTGCTGAGCTTATACTCAAGCGTTGCCACCCCGGCGCTCTTTTTCACGCGCGTGATGGTGCAGGCATCGAAATAGGTCACCGTCTGCTCGAGGTAGTTGGCAAAGCCCAGGTTATCATCAAAGATTTTGCGCTCAAATAGCACCTTTGTTTTGCCGGCCGCGGCATCGGTGGCTGAGCTCAGGCCCTCCCCAACAAAGTCGAGAATAGTCTGCTGAGCACCGGCGCTCACCCCGTTCACATAAATGGTATGGCCACCGGTGCCGGTGCCGGTGCCGGTGCCCGTTCCGGAGGTGGGCCGGGCCTCAAGCGCGGCAATGCGGCCGGTGTTGCTGCTTGTCGTTTGGTTGAGCGTGGTGAGCAGCTGCCCCTGAGAGGTGCTGCTTTGCGTCAGGCCCTGCAGCTGCTGAAAAATATCGGTGAGCTTGCCGCCGAGGTAAACTAAAAATTTCTCAACTGAGGTAAGGCCGGCGCGGTCAGCGGCCGGGAAGGCGTTGGCGGCGGCGGCATTGCTGCCAATCTTCACATCGGTGGCCAGCTTGGCATCTGTCACGCTGCCATCTGCGATAGTGGCCCCGGCCGGCGTGGTATAGAGCAGCTGCCAGGTGCTGCCGGTGAAGCGGTGCAGGGCGTAGCGCTCAGCGCTCAGCTGCTGAAAGTGCACATCACCCGGCAGGGCCGGAAATACCAACGTGCTGCCCTCAGGAGCCTCAGGCAGCACCTGCAGCTGCCCGGGCGTGGGCTGCACATATTCGGGCGAAAACGGCGGCAGGGCTGAGGTGGTGGTGAGGCTGCCGCGGGTGCCGTTCTGGCCATCGGTGCCGCGTAGGCTGGCTAAAAATTGGGTGATGGTGCCGGCGTGGCCATCCTGCAGCCACAGCTGATAGGTGCTCAGGCCGTTGGTGCCATCCTTGCCATTTGTGCCGTTTCGGCCGTTGTTGCCGTTGGTGCCCGGCAGGCCTTTCAGGTTGCCGCGGCCATACCACACGCCGGCCACCTTTTTGAACAAGTCACCGGTGAGGCCATTGAGCCACGAATCCTCATCATTGCCGGCCCCGTTCCAGGGCGCGGAAAGCTCGAGGTGAAACGAAGCGCCGGCCGTGATGAGCTCGAGCGCGGCCACGGCAGCCACAATCTCACCAAATATCTGCAGCAGCTGCGGCCCGGTCATGAGGTCGGCAGCGCTGGCCACCGGCGCGGGCGGGATGAGCGCGGTGGCCGTGGTTTCTATAGTATCGGCTAATTGGCCCATGTTCAGGCGAAGTATTGAGGGTTAAAAAATTCAGATTCGAAATAGAGCTGTGCCTCATCCGGCTCATCCGGCTGCACCAGGTTGCCCGGCAGGATGGAATCAGCCAGGTTGATGCGCTGAGCGCGGCCGGCGAAGTAGCTGGCCACGTCCGGCCGGCTGAGCACGGTGGCCGGCACGGTGAGCCACTGGCCAGGCCTGAGCGGGGCCGAAACGCTGAGGCCGTTGGCATCGGCCAAATCAAAAAGAGCGTCTAAGGTGCCGAGCTCCTGCAGGCACACATCTAGCAGGGTTTGCCCTGCGCTTACTTGAATCATGGCCGGAAGGCATCAATGCTGAGCTCAGCTGCAGCGGTTACTGAATAGGTGGCCACCCGGTAGCCATCGCGCTCGAGCTGCAGGGTGCCCTCTCGCTGCAGCGCGGCGCGGCGGCTGGCATCCATCGGCCCGGCCTGCCATCTGAGCAGGTTGATGCCGCTGAGCGGGTTCTGCCGCCATTCGCCCTGAGCGGTGAGGTGCAGCAAATCCTGATGCTGATAATCCGAAAAGCCGGCCACGAAGTCCCCGCCCTCAATGGCCAAATCATAGCCACCATCTAAAAGGAAATCCTGAGCGTCCATTTTTGAATTTTAGGGGTAATTACCAGGTGAGAAAATGCCCGTTTTATAGGACTGTGCCAATGCCGCGCTGAGCGGTGGCACTGCCGGCCGTGGTCACGTCGACAAAAAGCCGTTTGATGTGGTTGGTGATGATGGTGGCCAGCTGGCTGCAGTGATAGGCTTTGGCCTGAGCGGGGTCTTTTATCAGCATCATGGCATCATGCAGCTGCTCGAGGTCAGCCTGCAGCGGGTCGGGAATCAGGGGAGTAGGTGTGGCAGGCATCAGGCTGAGAGTAGGAGCGGCAGCCGCTGCAGCAGCTGCTGCAGGGCCGGCGAATTGATGGGAAGGCCGGAAACGCCGGCCGGCGTGGGCACCGTCAGCTGCAGCACCAGCTGCACGAAATCCTGCAGCCAGGTGAGCAGCGACTCCTGAGCGGTGCTGATGGTGAAGGTTTCGACCTCCGAAGCGGCCACCACAAAGGCCGTATTGAGGTCGTTATTGATGAGGCCGATGAGCACCACAGAGCCCTCAGCGGGCCAGCTGATGAAGCCGGTGGCCGTATCATCGTCGACTGCCCTCAGGCGTACATCGAATAGCTCAGGGGCCGCTTTGTCGAGCGGCTGAGCATCAATGCAGGCCTCAGCCCGGTTTACTTTGAGCACGGTGGCCGGAAATACCTGCAGCGGCAGCATCTCCCTGAGCACGGTGGCAATGGCATCACGCAACATATTTCGGGCCCACCTTAATGATGCGCCGGCTGCCGCCTACGCCAAATAATTTCTCTACCTCATCGATGAAGTAGCTGCCGGCCCGCTCAGGGTAATCAGGGTCCGTAAGCACCGACACATCACCATGCTCAGCGGCCGGCAGGCCAAACGAGGTAAAGCCCCCGCGGTAGCCATCGAAACGAAGCCGCGCGGCCTCTTTCTTCACGTAGGCCCTCAGCTGCGGCTCAGTGAGGCCCACGGCGCTGATGGTGCGTAATTCGCCGGCCGGCACCCCGGCGCTGAATGCCGTAACCTTGAGGCCCGTTTCCCCCTTCACCTTGCCGGTTTTGGTGCTGCCGCCCTCATCCACCTCAATCTTTTTGCCCCCTTTCAGGTAGCTGATGCCGTGGAACCTCAGGGCCACATCATCAGCCAGGGTATAAGTGAGGTCCGGCGTGATGATGTTGCCGTTCTGGCCAGAAAAAAAGTATTTGTGCTCAGCGGGCTTGCCGTGGGCCTGATAGGGGTCGCCGGCCACCAACGTGCCGCGCCGGAAAAAGCAGCTGATGCCGAACTGCTTTTTGAGGGAATCAAAAACCTGAGCGCCGGTGGCCTTGCTGATGGTGTACTTGCCGAGCTCGAGGCTGCCGAGCTCGAGCACCGGCACATCAGCCAGGCCGTTCTCACTCAGCACGTATTTCAGGAGCTCGAGCAGCGTCACCGAACGCCAGGCCTTGCTCAGCTGCTTGCGCTTGAGTAGCCACATGGCATCTTCACACTCAATCTGAAAAGGGGTGCCGGGCTTGATTGCCGAAACGTAGCCGGTAAATTCTTCCCTCAGCTGGCCATCATAGCCATAGGCAACGCTCACCGGGTCGCCTACGCTGATGAGCTCAGGCAGCTCTTTCACCGCGCCGGCCTGCAGCACGCGAATTTTCCGCGGCAGGGTGATGGTGCAGGTGTCGGTGAATTTTTTCCAGGTGCTCACAATCTTCACCTCATGCACAAAATCAATCGGCTGCAGGGCACCTATCTGAATTTTCAGGGAGTCGACTAGTGAAAACATGGTTTTATTGCTGGCAATAATGAATTAGAGGCTGAGCTCAATCGGCTCATCAGAGAGGCACTGCAGCTCATAGGCCTGCAGGTTGGTGAAGCCCGGCAGGGCCTCATAGGTGGCATTTTGGAAAACCAGGTTTTTGATGCCGTACACGTCCAGCAGCCAGCCCGAAACCGGCATAGCAATGCCGAGCGCTATCATGTCGCGCATAGCCTGCACCTGCTGCAGTGGGTACTCAAAGCGGTTCGCGCTAAATGGGTCAGTGGCCAGAATGCCGCGAATAGTCACGGCATAATTGCCCTGTCCGATGTATTCTATCACGGCACTGCGCCGGCCGGTGATAGGGGTGATGATGAGATTCTGAGGCTGCGAAACGGTTAAAATCGGGTCAATCAGCTCGAGGCCTTCGAATAGGCCGGCGTTGGTGCGAACGGGTAAAAACGAAACCCGGCAAAACGCCGGCAGCCCGAGCAGGCCCAGGCCGGCCCCGCCGTGCTGCTCAGGCACGGCCCGCTGCACCGTCTGCCGGTCTTTCGGCCCGAGCGGGCCCGGGTGCTCAGTGAGCACCCGGGCGGCAGCCAAGCCAAAGGCCTCAGCCGTTAGGGCCTGCAGGTTGATGATTCTGCCGGTGCTCATTAGTTGGGTGATGCTATGGTGTTCACGTCGTTGAGGCTGCTCATGAGCTTTTTGAGCACTATATCAGCCACCTGCTCAGCCCCCTCAGTTACATTGGTGGCCTGCACCGTCAGCTGATGAATCAGCTCCTTTATGTTGAGGGTGATGTGGGTGATGTGGCTCGAGCTCGAGGCCCCCGCGGTGCTGGCCGTGGCCTTCACCGGTGCCAGCGTGGCCCCGGGCGCTTTCTTGGCCAGGAAAGCACTAGCCGCATCGGTGCCACCGGCCGCGGGCTCTTTGGCTTTATCGAATAGCGTGGATTTCTTAAATCCTTTGTTCCACCCCTCAGCGAAGCCGGCCCCGGCTTTTTCAGGAATGCTCCCACCATCAGCCAGGGCCATCAGGCTGCCTTTCAGCCCCTGCTTAACCTTCGACCAATTGAGGGTAAAAACCCCCTCCAAAATATCAGCCAGGCCCCCGAAGGCCTTCACCGCGGCCTCAGTGATGCCCTTGAAAACGGCCACCGCGCCGGACCACAGCCCGCTCATGAATTTCTGCAGGCGCGGGCTCGTTTCGATGAATTTAGAAACGGCCGTAATCAGGCCCCAAATCTTCGTATAAATGGCCCCAATGGCAGTAGCAGCTATTTTTATTACGGGTGATAAATTCTCAATCACCGTAGCCATGCCATTAAATAGGCCGTTCAGGAAATCGGTGCCGTCCCCGGTGATTCCCATGGCTTCGTAAATCTTGCCAAAGGCATCGAGCGCCGGCTGCAGGGCCTCCTGCAGCGGCCGGAACATCTCAACAATTTTCGAGGTGTTTTTTGAGATGAAGGTGAGCAGTGCGGCCCCGCCATCCACCAGCTTGCCGAGCAGCGGGTTTATGGCCTCTCCCATTTTGCCGCCCATGTTCTGCACGAAGCCGAGCAGGGAGCTCAGCCGGCCGGCAAAGGTTTTGCTCTGCTTATCCATCAGCCCGCCCCACTTGCCCCCGGCCCCGCCGAGCTCATCAAATGCTTTATCGAGCATGCCAAAGGAAATCTTTCCATCAGCACCCATTTTCCGCACTTGCGAGGTGGTAACGCCCAGCTGCTTGGCTAGGGAGTCCATCACCGGAATGCCGGCATCTACCAGCTGATTCAAATCCTCCCCCTGAATGATGCCGCTGAGCTTGTTTTTGCCCCACATGCTCACCAGCTCATTGAAATCCTTGCCGGTGGCGCTCGAGATGTTGCCGAGCTTGGTCATGATGGGATTGAGCGTTTCTGCTTTCTCCCCAAAGGCCAGCAGCTGCCGGCCGGCGCTAATTACTTGGTCATCTTCGAAAGGCGTGATTTGGGCGAACTTCTGCAGGTCGGCTATCACGGCATTGCCTTTCTCAGCGGAGCCGGTGAAGGTTTCAAACTGCACCCGCGTCTGCTCGAGGTCAGAGCCCATTTTTACAATGCCCTTCGCGGCCTCAAAAATGCCGAATGCGGCCCCGGCTTTGGCAGCCAGGCCCATGAGCCCGCTCAGGGCCCCGCTGCTTTGTTCGGTATTTACCTTGACGTTGTGCGGCTTTTCAACCTTGCGGCCAAAATCCTCCACTTTGGCAGCCAGCGCTGCCAGGCGCGGGCCTAGTAAATCCTCAAGCGTTAATTTGAAATTGAGCAGCCCAGCCATCTATTTGCACTTAAAAAAACATTTTTACAGGCCTCAGCTCAGGGTGCCGGCGTAGCCAGTCGGCTACCTGAAACTTTGCACCAAAGGCCTCATCTGATAGCTGCTCAGGAAATGGGATATTCAAAAAATGGGAGATGATACCTCCCATTTTTTCAATCACATCCTCATCCTCCTTATCAGAGATTACCCGGGCTGAGGCTATAGCTTTTTTGACGAACTGGCCAACATTTCGAGGCTCTGAGCCGCGGTGAGGGCGGCAGCTACTACGGCCGGGTCAAAGGCCGCGGGGCTGTTCGGGTTGCACCGCTCATCACCCCCGAGCCAGCAGTTTATCAGCAGGAACTCACCGGCCTCAAGCAGCTGCTTGTTCAGGGTGCGGGTGAGGCACCAGGCCATCACGTTGCGGTCAGGGTTTTTAATCCAGCACTTTGCCACGTCACCCTCAGAAATTTCTACTGAAATCTCATGTACTTCCCGGTGCTGCAGTTTCCAATTGGCCACTCGAGCATCTTCCGGCGTGGCCACCGGCGCGGCCGTGGTGGGCGCGTAGTCGGCCGGGCTGATGCCGGCAGCTGCAGCACCGGACTCTGAGCCCGGTGCTGCCGTTTGATTCGTTACCATGTGATGTGCGAGGGAATCAAATCGAGGGCTACCTCAATGTTAGTATCACCGGTTTTGATTTCGCGCTTGTTGCCCAGGAACTCACAATTGTGAATGGTGTGGTTCACCATCACATTGCTGCCGTTCACGTAGGACACGGTAACATTGAAGGGGCCAATATCCTGCAGGCGCTGGCCGGGCGGCAGGGCTGCCTCAATCCGCTCCACCTCTTTCATCTCGAGCGTGATGGATGCTTTGGCCTCATACGCGCCGTAGCCGCGGCTGCTGGCATAGATGCCGGCCCCTTTGTTGTTGGTCTTTTCTTGGCTGTCCTCATAGCTGATTGCCGTTACGCCGGTAATCGTGAGGCCCAGCAGCTGCAGCCGAATAGAGGCCCAATCATAGGCCCGGCCATTCAGCAGGGGAGGGGTGTAAGCTGCCATTTTTTAGATTGAGGAAACCAGGCCAATAGTGGCCTTAATGTGACGTGCAACGCCCACGGGCACCACACTGAAATCAATTTTGAGCTCTGAGCCGCTGGCAATCACTTGCTCAGGGTCTATGTACACATCATAGGCGCTGAGCTCCCCGGTGCGGCCCATTTGCACCTCTAGGGTGCTGCCGGCCTTTTTCTCGAGCTCATTGAGCACCTGAGGCTGCAGGGTGCCATCAGCCTGCAGCAGCAGCGGGCCTTTCAGCTGCGGCAGCAAGGCCTGCCGAATCAGCCGGGCCGCTTTGTTGAGGGTGCGGGCGCTCTCAATGTCGGTGATGTCATTGGTGGCTGAGGGAGCGCTGCAGGTGGGCGAATCACCGAAAAAGAAGCCATCAGCCCCCGGGTGCTGCGTGGCCACCACGTAGCCGGCATCACTCAGAGCAGCCAGGCCCCCCGGCAGCAAATCCTCATTCGCGGTGCCATTGCAGAGGCCGGCCTGCATAAAGCTGCCATCACCCTGCAGCTGCATGAGCTCATTCACCCACCCAATGCAGAGGTGCACCTGAGCGGCTGAGATGGTGCCCAGCAGTGCCCCAATGGCCGGCTCGAGCGGCTGCTGCAGGTGGTCAGCGGCCACCACTACGGCCACGTTCGGGGCCAGTTTGGTGGTGAGGTCGGTGGCCGTGGTGGTGTCGGCGGCAAGGCCGTGGCCACCAATGCAGATAAATACAGGGCGGTGCTGCAGGAACTCCTCATCAGCCAGGGCCTGCGCTTTGGCCACCGCGCCCAACACATCAGCATCAAGGCCGGTAGTGATAACGGGCGCATAGCCGGCCGCGGGGTTCAGGTGCAGGGCCAGCTGCTTCACCTTGCCATTTTTGGCGCTGAGCAGCTTTTTGGCATACGCTAGGGTGCGGTCTGCCATTTCGGTGAGCGTGGTGGTTTGGTCGACTACCATCAGCATCAGAATGGCCCCCGGGCTTTTCCGGTAGAACTCCGAAATCTGATAATGCACTTTGCTCAGGTTCGCGGCCGTGGCCGTGATGCCCAGCTGCTCAGCGGCCTGCAGGCTGCGAAGCTCATAAACCTGCTCAAGCACCAGCTTGCCGGCCACGGCCACCCCCTGCGAGATGAGCGCCGAAATGCCATCATCAGAGGGCTTTTGCCGGCCGAGGCCCCCGGCGCGTTTTACAATCGTAATATCAGGAAACATGCCTAATCGGTGTTAAATGGTGTCAGAGGGGGGAGAATCGGCCGGCGCGTCGACACAAGGCAGCTGAGCCGCAATGGCCAGCACCCCGAAGCCCAGGGCGGCACCTTTGAAGTAGGGGAGCAGGGAGGCCGGCACCTGCTCAGCGGCAATGAGGCCGGTGATGCCGGCAGCGGTGGCCGCGGCCCGGGCCTGCACCCGTTTCCAAAACAGGGGCTTAGGTTTGGTGAGGCGCTGGCCTATTTCGCGGAGCAGCTGCAGCTCTTTCAGGATTGCTCTAAGCATTGCCGCGGCCCATTAATTTGGTGCAAAACCAGCAGCCCAGCCAGGTGCCGAGGGCCGCGCCAATGGCCAGCCACAGCCACCACGGAAAGCCCCAGGTAGCGGGCCGGAAGATGCTAAAAGCAGGTACTACAGCCCCGGCCAGCCGCGGCCGTAGCACCTTCCCTTTAGCGGTATCTTGAATAGCAGCACGAACAATAAATAATTGATAATTCCGGCCTTTCAGCCAGACTTTGCCCCGCACTCCACAGGTATCAAAGCGTAGGGTATCACGAAGCACCGGGCGGCTGAGCAGCAGCCGCTGCAGCTTGGCTCTCACAGCCGTGGCCTGAGCGGTATCGAGCGAGGCCTGCAGCTGGCTGAGCAGCGAATCCAGCTGAGCCCGGTCCTGCCGCGCGTAAACCGTATCAAGCGGCTGCTTGAGGGTTTGCTGAAAGCTCACCTGAGGCACCAAAATGGGCACCATCACTTTCACGGTGTCCGGTTTGAGCAGTTCAGGGTGAGCCTGCAGCACGGCGCTCAGCTGCTGCTCAGGCGTGGGCTTGTGGCCGAACAGCTGCAGCCCTTTGAACGGGCTGCAGCCGGTGGCCAGTGCCAGGCCGATGAATAAGAAAAGGCCGGCGAGGCGGCTAAAAATGAGTTTTTGCATCTATTTGGTGGGCTCCTTCGCCCGTTCGAAATACCCGGTGAGTTTGGCTACATCTACCTGCACTGAGGTAATGGCCTGCAGCACTTTGGCCCCGTTGGTGTCCTGCTCTTTCAAGCGGGCATACACATCAGCTTTATCATCTTTGGCCTTTTCGATGTGGCCTGAGAGGTCGGTTTCTACTTTCGTAACCCGGTGCTCATTGCCCACGGTGTAGGCCACTACCCACCCGTTCACGGTCACCAGCAGCGTGATGAGGATGCCCACGGCCCACCTCACCCAATTGCTGCTTTCTGCAGTGTTTTTCTGTGCTACCATCTTAGCCCTGCAGGTAAAGAGCAGCCTCTCTTTTGCGGCGGGCCAGCAGGCCGGCGTTAACTACTTTTTGCCCCTTTACCGTCACCTTGCACCAGGCGCTGAAAGCGGTGGTGATTGCGGCCGCATCGGTCACGCCGGCATTGTGCAGGCGGCAAACGCCACTCTGAGCAAAGCCCGCGGTGCCGATGTTGAAGCACAGCGAAATCATAGCCGCCAACTGATTGGGCGTGGCCGGCCGGGTGAGCCGTTTGGTTACGCCGGGCCCGAAGCGGGCCGAAATGTCAGCCTCAAGCAGATTCATTACCTCAATCCGGCTCAGCGTGGCCGTGAGCAGGTGCTGCTCATTCGGCAGAATTACATGCCCTACGCCGATGGTGGGAATCCCTACCACGTCTTTATACATCTTAGTGCGTAGGCCTTCCTCAGAAACGAGGAAAGCAATGCCCTCAGGGGTCATTTTCATGATAATTCAACTGATAAAAAGTGGTAGTTAGGGCTGCCGGTGCCGCACTGGCCTGAATACTGCCGGCGTGTAATAGCGCTTGTTTCGTTCGGCCGGCAGGTTGCCGCGCCGTACCTTTTCCTGAGCCTGCTCGAGCGTTAATGGCCGGGCTGCACAGCTGCTGAGCAGCAGCACCCCGGCCATTAGCAGCAGCCTCATCTATTTGGCGGGCTCAGTGGCCGCTTTGTAAGCGTCAGTGAGCTCCTTTGCATCGGGGGCGAAGCTCTTATAAACCACCTTGTTGGCGGTGTGCTTGGCCTCACCATCTTCCACTTTCGTGGTTACGCCGTTGGCATGCTTGGCATCGTTCTCATTGAAGTAGTGCCGGCCATCTTCCGTAATGTGCACTTTTTTGAGGGAGGGCACCGCGGCAAAAGTTTCGATGATGCCGATGATGTTATTGATTTTCATAAAGTTGGGTGAGCGCCGGCGCCAGGCCTGCAGCTGCTTTTTATCGTCGAATGATTTAGGATTTTACCGGCTCCCATAGTGGGCCGACAGGGGCAAGCTGCCGGCCCTTCCCAGGGTGCTAGGATTTAGAGGGTATAGAGGGCCAGCTCTGCAGCAAAGCCGTAGTTAGCATCCACTTTCATCAGCATTTTGATGAAATAGAGCTCACTGTTGGCCTGCAGCTTGGCGAATTGCACCGTAGCATCATCGGTGCTGTTCATGCCAATCCACAGGTTACTCGAGAGGTCGGCTGAGCCCTTGCCCAGCAGAATGGTGTTATCAGGCATGCCGTACAGCGGCACCACGGTGCGGCCCGAATAGCGGTTGAGGCCGGCCTGAGTGTTGTCCACTCCTTTGAAGGTGCTGTTTTGCTGTGCGTTCTCCCACAGCTGAGCCGTTTTGTAGCTCACGAAGAACTTTAGAGCGGGGTCGTAAAGCACATCAGGCGAAACAATGGCAAGCGTCGACTTGAAAGCCGCGCCCACGTTGGCCTCAGTGAGCACCACCGGGCTGGCCACTTTCGGCACCAGAATATCAGCCTTCGCGCGGGTGATGATGCCGTTGAAGTATTTGAAAGGCTTGGTGCCCCCGGTTTTGTCCGACTGCAGCACGGCTTTGCCGAGGAATTTATTGTGCTGCTTGAGGTATTCCTGAATGATTACGCTCTCAGCCGTAACCGGCAGGCGCGTATCAATCAGGTTCTTATTCAGCTGCGCGGCATACCAATGGTCCTCAAAATCGCGCGGGTTGAACTCATCATAAAGCATGTAGTCCTGCGGCTCGAGGGTGCAGGCATCTACCAGGGCGCTGCCCTGAGGGGTGTCGGGCGTGGCCTTGCGGTCCTGAATCACATCACCCACGGTAAAGCGCGGGATGGTGTAGATTTTTTTGATGCCATCCTTTACGTAGGCGTGGCCACCGGAAACAATCTCGTTTCCTACTACCGATTTAACGATAAACTGCGAAGCAACTTCGCCGGCATAGGACTTATCAGCAATAACTAAGCTCATGAGCTATAGGGGAATAAAAAGCGGTTGAATGAGAAATTGAGGGGGAGGGCCGCGGCCCGGGTTTAGGCTGCTTTTTTGGTGGCGTTGGCGTTGATTTCAGCCATCATGCCGGCCGCGGTGATTTTGCCCACGGTGGCCACAGAGCCCTCAGCAGAGGCATCTACCAGCTCCACGAGGCTCTTTTTGGCGGGCATTTTCTCAAACAGGGCCTGCACCGCGCCGATGTTGCCGGTGGCTAGGTCGATGTAGGAGGGCGCGGCCTCAGCCGTGATTTTGCCCACGGCCACGGCCCCGGCTACCAGGTCGGCAACGGCCTTTTCCTGAGCTGCTTTTTCCTGATTGGCGGCGGCGGTTTCGAGCTCAGTCACCTTTTGCTCAGCCGCGGCTTTTTCGGCCTCAGTCTGCTCGAGCTTGGCCTGCACATCAGCCAGGGCGGTGGCATGCTCAGCCGCGCCGGTGCGAAGCGTGATGAGTTCGGTGCTCATGGCCTGAACGCCGGCCACGTACTGCTCATCCGTAGATGAGGCGGTAATATCAGCCACTGCTGCAGCGGCCATAATGGGAAAAAGTAAATTCTTCATGTTGGAATTGAGTGAGGGCAAATGCTGCGAGTAGTAGGCCTGCAGCTGCTGCAGCTGCGCCGTGGTGTTGAGCTCAGCGGGGGCCGCTAGGGCTTTTTTATCGTTGTTAATAATTCCGGTAGCGAAGCCCAGGGCAAGCGCTTCATCAGCGCTGAGCCAGGTTTCATCTTCCATCATTTTCACAATGCGCTCGAGCGGCAGGCCGGTGGCTGCGACGTACACGGCGGCCATGCTATCATTTATGGCCTGCTGCCCTACAATGGCTTTTTGCAAATCGGCCACCCCGCCAGCGGCCGGGCCGCTGCAGTTGTGAATCATGAGGCGGGCGTGGGCGCTCATCAGCCGTTTGCGGCCGGCCATAAATACCAGGCTGGCAGAGCTGGCTGCTATGCCATCGTTGTAGGTATCGATTTTCAGGGGGCTGGCCTTCATCATGCCAAACATGCCCTGAGCTATCACCCAATTGCCGCCCACGGAATTGATGCGAACCTGAGCCACCGACTCACCCGAAGCCTCAGCGGCCTGCAGCAGTGAGGTGAATTGCGCGGTGCCCATTCCTACCCAATCATTTTTCTCTGATGGGTCTTGAATCAGGGAGTACAGCTGAATGATGGGCGGCATAGGTGCAGGGGTGTGCGCGGTAAGAGCAGCACAAACCTAGCGGGCCGTAAAGCATTGTATTTTAACAAGTTCAGAGGCCGGGAATTTTATCACCTTTCAAGGGTGATGATTCTGCAGTTGTAGTTTTTGCAAAACGGCGCTCAGGGGGCTGCTGCAGTAGTTTTCTGTTCCTAATTATTCCCTCACAGCAGCGCTCGAGCCTCAAAAGCGGCTCAGCGCTGCACTCTGAGCGGTTTTGCACTATGCCAGCTAAGAAGCCCAACGATGAGCAGGCTCCCAAAAAGAGCCGGAAAAAGGCCCCTGCACCTGAGCCTGCCGATGAGCAGCCAGGCGGGCCGGCTGAGTCGTTCCTGAGCGGGGGTGATGTTGACGAATCGGGCGGGGTGCCGCTTGCCGGTGAGCCCTCAGCTGAGGATGCTGCAGCCGGGCCCAGCCCTGAGGAAATCAAGCGCGGCGCGGCCAATTTCAAACTGCTAATGAAGGCCGTAGGGCTCGAGGTGAAAGAGCCCCGGGAAGATGTGAAGCGCAACCGGGCCGAAATCCGCAAGGTGATGCTTCACTACATCAAGCATGAGCTCAGGAATGCCACCACCGCTGAAATATGCGAGGCCACTGGCCTCTCAGATAAGACGGTGAAGGCCCACAAAAAGCATATCAAGCTAGGTGATGGGAAAGCCAACATTTACCAGGAGCTCACCCATGATGTGATAATGAGCCTATTCAAAAAGGCCAAAGGATTCCACATCACCGGTGAGAAGCTGCTCACCGTGGCCGGCCCCAAAGGGTGCGGCTCTGAGGTTGAGCGGCATGATATACGGGTGTATCACGCCCCTGATGTATCGGCCGCAAAACTGTGGCTGCAGGCCATTGAGGGCATGAGCGACAAAACCGAAACGAAGCACAGCGGCGAAGTAGGCGGCGGCGGCGGGTTCCATTTCGAATACATTGCCCCAACGCCCCCGGCCAATGAGTAGCGCTGCAGCAAAAAAGCCGCGGGCCAAAACCAGCCAGGCGAAGAAAGCCCGCGCCCAAAAGCCAAAGGAGCCCAAATTTGTGGCCCCCAAAGTGCCCGCGAACTACAAAAAATTGCGGTTTGCACCAGGTTGGAAACAGCACCTTGCATGGCAGGCGCTCGAGGATGGAACCACTAAGGAGATAGTCTACGGTGGCGCTGCAGGCGGGGGCAAAAGCTGGCTAGGGGCAACGTGGAAAATTTATCGTCGACTACGTTACCCCGGCAGCCGCGGCATGACTGCCCGCACGGTATTCAACGATATAAAGGAGAGTACCCTCATCACTTATTTTGAAGTGCTGAGCAGTTGGGGTATGGAGGCCGGCAAGCATTACGCTTATCACGGCACAGACCATTATATCCAATTTGCCAACGGCAGCCGCGAAGTATTCAAGGCATTGGGCTACATGCCCGCTGACCCTGATTATCAGCGTTTGGGCTCGAGTGAGTACACTGATATTTGGATTGAGGAGGCCGGTGATGGGTTGCCCCAAAAAGCGGCTCAGATTGCTGCCAGCCGCATCAGATGGAAACTGCCTGAGTTCGGGCTGATTCCTAAGCTACTGCTCACCTGTAACCCGGGCTATCATTGGGTAAGGGGTGCCTATTTCTATGATGAGGATGATAACCCGGTGCAGCTCAAGCCGAGCCAGAAGGTTATCAGGGCCCTAGTAACGGACAATCCTAAGGCTGATTTTGTAGCTCAGTATAAGGAGAACCTTGAGGCGCTGAGCGACTACGATAGGGCCCGATTGCTTGAGGGTGATTGGAATGCAGTTGAGAAAAGCGGGGGTGAGATGTATTCGGCATTTGATACCGAAAAGCACTCAGGGGCCTATGCTGAGCGCTATGATGCTACGCTGCCGCTGCACCTCACCCTAGATTTCAATACTGCGCCCTACATGACGCTAAACGTTTGGCAGCTGTTCGCGCGGCCGGGCGGGTTTGACGCGGTGCAGCTGGCTGAGTTCACGCCAGGCTCACCGGCCAACAACACGCCGGCCGTGATGCAGCTGTTTCTCGATTCGAAATTTGGGGAGCATGAGGCCGAAATATTCATTTACGGCGACCCTGCCGGCAAGCACGAAGATACCCGAAGCGAAAAGGGGCACAATGATTTTACCCTAGTGCTCAAGGCGCTCGAGGATTTTCCTCAGGTTACGAAGCGCGTGGGCCTGAGCGCCCCCTCTGTGAGCATGCGCTGCCTGTGGATTAATACGCTGCTCGAGTTGAAGGATTCCACCATCAGCCTATTTTTTGATAAGGGGTGCAGAAACACGCTGCAGGACTATCAGAAAGTAAAAAAGGGGGCTGATGGGACCAAAGAAAAAAAGCGGGTGAGGGACGCGGCCACCGGCATCAGCTATGAGCCATACGGCCATACATCTGATGCAAATGATTATTTCCTCTGCAAAGTATTTGCCTCAGCCTACAAAGCATTTCAGAAAAAGAAAGTGAAGCCCGGCCGGGCCCGCGGCACCCGCAACGAGGCAGCCACTGCTGAGCCGGCTGAGCTCGAGCAGGAGCCGGCCCGGCCGGCAGCCCGGCCCCGGGCTCCCCGGGCCCCCCGTTCCACCAAACAACGCTACTAATGGCCTTTCTCTTAAAATCCGATTATGCCGCGCTGATTAAGCCGGACCTCCTGAAAACGCTCACTGAGGATAACGACAAAACCCGTACTGATGCGGAGCTGGCTGCTCAGTGTGAGATGGAGAGTGAGCTCAGGGGCCGCTATGAGTTGGGGCTGATTTTTATCGATGTGCTGCCGTGGGCCGCTGGCCAGTACACTGCCGGCGCGGCCGTGGTGCAGGCCGGCATCATCTACACGGCCGGCCGGGACACGCTACCAGGTGAGGAGCCCGGCGCGGCCGGCACGGCTGAGGCATGGCTGCCAAAAGACCCCCGGCATGCGCTCATCAAAATGTACCTGATTGACTGCACCCTTTACCACCTGCATGCCCGGCAGAATCCGCAATCAATTCCTGAGATACGGCTCGACAGGTACGACCGGGCAACGGAATGGCTCAAGATGTGCCGCACCGGCAAAATCAGCCCAGGCCTGCCGCTGCTGCCGGACACGGCCCCCGATGGAACGCCCAACACTCAGAGCATCCGGCCCCGCGGCGGCAGCTCCCACCAGAAACTAAATAACGCCTACTAAACCCATGGCCTTCACCTTAGCGCAAACCCTGCAGAGCCTGAACCCATTCAGGAATATTGGCAAACAAAAGGGCAAAGAGAGTATCAGAAATCGCATGATGCAGGTGCAGGTGCACCGCATTCGGCAGGACGTGGGCCGGTGGCGGGCGGCGCTCGACCAGGCCGAAAATGTGTATTTCCCGAATCGCACCGACCTGCTGAATATCTACGCCGATTTAGTGCTGGATAACCACCTGAGCTCTGTGATGGAAACCCGGCTCATCAACGTGCTCAGCCGGCCGTTTAAGCTGCAGAACGAAGCAGGGGAGGAGCAGCCGAAAGCCACCCGGCTGCTCAAAAAACCATGGTTTCGAAAGTTCTGTTATTTGGCCCTAGAGAAAATCTACTATGGGCACAGCCTCATTGAGTTCCCGCTGCCGGAAAAGGGGGAGTTTAAGGATTGCGACCTGATTCCGCGGCAGTATGTGAGCCCTGAGCTTGGCATTGTTCGCACCATGCCCGGCATGATAACGGGCACCGACTTCCGAAACGATGCCCAGTTTGCGCCGTGGCTGATTGAGGTGGGTGATGCCACTGATTTGGGCCTGCTCAATAAGGTGGCCCCCATGGCGCTCTATAAAAAGAACGTGATGAGCGCGTGGGCCGATTTCACCGAAGTCTTCGGCATGCCCTACCGGGCTGTAAAAACCGATGCTGAGGGTGATGATTTGGATAAGATTGAGGATATGATTGCCAACATGGGCCAGGCCAGTTGGGGGGTATTTCCTGAGGATGTTAAAATTGATTTTATCAGCGCGGCAACGGCCAATGAGCGGCTTTATGATACGTTCATAAACCGGGCTAATAGTGAGATGAGTAAGGCCGTTTTAGGCCAGACTATGACCACCGACGACGGCAGCAGCAAGGCTCAGGGTGAAGTGCATGAGCGCGTAGCGGCCAACTACACGCGGGCTGATTCTGAGTTTTTGCTCAGCCTGATTAATGAGCAGCTGCTGCCGTTCCTGCAGAGCCACGGCTACCAGGTGCAGGGCCTAGAGTTTGCGTGGGATGAGAGTGAGCAGCTGAGCAAACCGGAGCTGTTCAAAATTGTGCAGGGCGTAATGACTGCCTCAGGCTATAAGCTGAGCCGGGCGTGGCTCGAGTCCACATTTGGGATTGAGCTCGAGCCTGAGGCAAAGGTGGCCACCGGTGCCGATGGTGCACCAGCTGCTGAGCCGCCCCCTATTTTGGGCTATCATATTGAGTCCGGTGTGGTAGATAGAAATGAGGCCCGGCTACGGCTGCAGCTGCCTGAGCAGGATGAGAGCGAGGCCATCGCTCAGCGCAAGCTCAAAGGCCAGCTGAGCGTATTGGGCGCGGCCACTACTGCCGGCATTCCGCTCGAGGCGGCGCTGCAGCTGGCTGGCATCAGCATAGCGCTGCCCCCCGCCCCTGAGGGCCCGGGTGATGATGGTGATGGTGGCCCGGGCGGGCCCGGTGGCAGTGGCCCAGGGGGCAATCTGCCGGGAAAGCCTGAGGGCCCCGCTGCAGCTGAGCAGCGGGGCCCGGCTGCCGACCTCACCGCGCTCTATGCTGGCCACTGCTGCAGCACCGGCAGCCCGGTGGCCCAGCTGCAGGCCTCAGCTGCCGATGATAAGGCGCTGCAGGCGCTGATTGAGCGGCTGATTGCGGCCATCTATGCCGGCGCGGCTGATGATGAGATTGTGCTGGCTGATTTGCCCCTATTCGAGCTCATCACTGAGCAGCTGAGCCAGGCCATTGAGGTGGCGTGGAATAGCCCTGATGTGAAGCTGAAAGGCTACCTGAAAAAGAATGTGCAGCGGTTCAGCGGGTTCAAATCGGCCCGGGTGTGCCGCGAAATGACTCAGAAATTATACGACGCTGAGGGCAAAATCAGGGATTTTGCCGCTTTCAAGGCCGATGCCCTGCAGGTGAATCAGCTCTATAATGTGCACTACCTCAAAACCGAATATGAGCAGGCCGTGGCCGGCGCTCAAATGGCCTCCAAATGGAGCACCTTTGAGCCCACCGATATGCTGCAGTATCGCACGGTAGGGGATGATTTAGTACGCCCTGAGCATCGCAAATGGGACGGGGTGACGCTGCCGGCCTCTCATGCGTGGTGGCAGACGCATTACCCGCCAAATGATTGGAATTGCCGCTGTGACGTGGTGGATTTGGTTGATGATGATGCTGAGCACACATCAGCTGAGGAGCTGGCCGGCCTGCCTGATGTGCCGAAAATGTTTGCCACCAACGTGGGCAAGGCCGGCGAGGTGTTCAGTAAGGAGCACCCCTACTTTGATGTACCTGCAGCTGAGAAAAAGAAGATTGAGCAGCAACTCAAATTAGACCTCTAAGCTATGGCCAGCCGAAACGATTTTAAGGAGTTCCAAAAGCAGGCCCGGCTCATCATCAAAGGCCTGCCCAAAATGATGGGTAAGCTCACCCTATTGGAAACGTCTGACAATTTCAGGCGGCAGGGCTACGAAGATGAGGAAGGCCAGGCCCACGATTGGGCCCCGCGCAAAAAGGGCAAGGGCCGCAAGCGTAACGATGGGGGCCGGGACCGTCGATTTAAGCAGCGGGCCATCTTAGTGAAAACGGGCCGGCTCAGGCGCTCCCCGCGCATCGTGAGCACCACGGCTCAGAGCGTAACCATCGGCACTGATGTGCCCTACGCTGAGGCGCTGCAGGAGGGCACCAGCCGCATGCCGGCGCGGCCGTTCATCGTGGTGAGCAAAAGCCTCAGGGAGAAGATTCTCAAAAAGGCCGCGGCCGATATAACGAAGCTGCTCAGCCGCTAAAAAGCTGATGCAACCGTGCATTTTTTTTGTACAAAAGCGGCCAAATGTGCTCAAAAGGGCATTTTTGGCCGTTGTAATTCTACAATTTTTCCCGACAAATGGAGCCTGCAGCTGATAGTTTCGCCATCGTTTACCCTCAAATAGCTGATAGGCTAGCTGAGAAATTGCCGGCCGTGGGCTGGATTGATTTAGATTTTGGGCAGCTCGAGCAGCCGGATGAGGGCTATGCCCTGCCGTGGGATGCCGGCGTACTGCTCATCAGCTTTGATGAGGTGACGTGGGAGGATTTGGGCCAGGCGGTGCAGCGGGGTGAGGCTGAGGTACGGGTGACGCTGGCCATTCAGGTGGCTGAGGATTCCTACCAGCACTCGAGCCAACGGGCCGCGGCTATGGGCCGGCTGCAGCAGCTTGGCCAGGTGCACCAGGCCCTGCAGCATTTCGCCGGTGATGGGTTCGGGGCAATGGTTCGCACCGGCAGCCGAAAGGAGCCCAGCACCCGGCCCGGGCTGTGGGCCTATTCGCACATCTACAAAAGCCGGCTGCAGGATGGGAGCGCCTACAGCGGTGCCACTGAGGCCGCGGTGAATCTCGACACGGCCCCGCGCGGGCATGCGGTGCAGCAGCTGCCGGCGCGGCCACCGGTGCAGACTCAGGAGCAGCTGCCGGTGCTCGAGCTGCATCAGTAGGGCCGCACACAGAAAGCCCAAAAGGGTACAAAACTGTCATTTAATGACAGTTTTAGGACTGATTATTACTGCCGTGAAACCTATATAGAGGGCAGCCGGTTAGCGCCTTAGCCGCGGCAGCCTCATTAGTTACTGACTGACTGGCCACCCCTGAAACATCGAAGGCCCCGCGCTCGATTAGCGCGGGGCCTTCCCGACCGGATGAGTATCCTAACACTATCCGGCCGGTTCACCGGTGCCCAACTGATGAGGCTGCCACCGGGCTGCCGGTGGCCACTGACTAACCACCGGCCGGGGGCAAAGATAGCCCGGTGAAAAGTGGCTTTTCAATGAGTAAAGTGGGAAGATTCGGCCCAATTTGGGAGCCAGGGCCATAAAGTTCAAAAGCCCCCGGCACGTCTGCCGGGGGCTTTTCGGACCTTCCTGCATCGCTGCAGCCAGTGATTCAGCCCGGCTCCCCGCTTGTGTGTGCCCGTTAGGAGGGCACCACTCAGCAGCAGGAGGCACACAAATTTACGTAAGCGGCGGCGGCGTGGGCATGCGCTCGAGCGCGGCCACCACCTCAGGCGGGGCCGCTGGCCACTGCAGGCAATCCGGCACACTGGCCATGAGCTCATCAGCGCTGTACTCATGCCCAAAGGTTTGCTGCCGAACGGCCGGGCCGTAGGCTAGGAACTGGCCAGAGAGCACCACCGTGATGGTAGTAGCTGAGCCGGTGGCCACATCGATGAGAATCCTATCTATAGCCGGGTCAGGGGTGAAGCGTAGCACCTTGCCGGCCGGCCGCTCAGCTGGCTGAGCAGCCAGGAGCATATCAGTGAAAGGCGTGGCCCCGGGCTGCTCAATATCCCACCATTTGAAATCTGCCGCGGTGCCGTGCTCGAGCAGATGCTGAGCCACCTCAGCCCAGGTGGCCGGCCGGCTGCCGGCGTGGGCACAATGGCAGCCGGCATCAAAACGAGGCTCAGCCTCAGGCATGCCGCCCTGAAAGATGTAGGCGCGGCGGTACTGGCAGACGCTGCAGGGCTCGACCTCCCAATAAACGTAAGCAATGCCTTTCAGGCCCTGCGCTTTCACGCGGGCCTGCAGCAGATAGGGGAGAGTGATGATGTTCAGCGCCGGGCGCTGCTTGAGGTTCTGAGGTTCCATGATTTAGAGAGGTAGTGTGCCCTGCTGAGGCACTAATTGCTGAATGAGTTCAATGGCTGCATCTATGCAAGCCAGGCGGTGAGCAGCTACGGCAGGGGTGAGGCCGTTCTTTTGGTTGTGGGCCCACTCAGGATAAACCCGGGCCCGTACTTTCCGCTCCCGGTGCAGCTCGAGCAGCACCTGCTGAGCGGTGGCCGGCCTGACTGCCGGCAGCGGGGGCGCTGCCGGCAGTGGTTCGGGGTTATCCTTCGTACTCATAGGGCTCCTCATCTTCACGCTGCCACAAGCCACCACCACCGGGGGCCATCTCATCAGCCCCGGGCGGGTGCTCTACCAGGTTGAGCAGGGTCTGCAGGTCGGCATCAGCCAGGCTATACAGGTAAGCCGTGCCAACGCCCTGCCGCTGCAGCCGGCCACCTACCTGCTGCATGGCCTCAGCCGGGCTCATGCCGGCCCAACCTATGCGAATCATCTCACTGCCGGCCGCGGTTGTGATTTGCTTCCAAACCTGAGCCCAGGCCTTTGCCCGTTCCTCTGTGCCCCCGTTGATGCTCAGCTGAAAGAAATCAACCGTATCGGCCGGGCTGGCTGGCAGCGGCACCTGCCGGCTGAGCAGCTGCAGCGGCTCACCTAGCTCAATGATGCTAACGGTGTGCATCACGTCCGGCTGAGTTTGCGGATAGGGGTAAATGGTAAAGCGGGCCTCAGGCAGCCCGGGAAACTGAGGGCCACCGGTGAGCAGGCGCTGCTCAGGGTCCTGCAGCTGCTCGAGTATGGCCTCAGCGGGCGGGGGACCTGAGGTAAAGCCGTAGCTGTGCTCATACTCAGCCAGGTGCTCAATTACTTTCTCGAGGCCGGCCACCGGCTGCCAGGCGGCTATCTTGTTCAGGTAAGTGGTGGCATTGTGCTCATCCACTGTGACGCGGTAAAATTTCATTTGTGAGGGGTTTGTGAAAGTTTATGTTATTGATTATCTTGATGTTATTTAACATAACGATAATTATAAGACTTTTGTCTTAGCGGTGTTTTGCCCGTTCGGCCCGGGCCAGCTTGCGGAATTTGGCCCGCTCTTTCGTTTCCAGGGCGCTCAGGTGATTGATTCGTTTTGCCCCGGGCTGAGCATTGTGCAGGCCCACGGCTAGGGAATCCACCATATCACGAATAGCTGCAGCGCTGAGGCCTCTCGAGCCGTAGCCCTGTGATTCTGTTTGGTTTTTATCGCTCATGATAAATCAGGATTGAACAATGAGTAACGCCGGCAGCTGAGGCTGCTGCAGCTGCCGGGCCACCCTGAGCAGCAGCACCTGCTCAAAATCCTCAAGGTGGCCGCGGTGCTCGAGCATGTAGCTGCAGTGGGCGGTGATGGTGGCCACCTTCGTGGCCGGCAGCGGCACGGCAGTGGTGAGATGATGTGCAAAGCGGGGGCTGAGCATAGCTGAGGGGGGTGATTTTGATGAATGAGCCACCCCTGCCAGCGCTCGAGCTCTGCAGGTGTAGGCTCAGGAAAATGATGATACAGGGAACGCCACCACTTGAGCAGCTGCAGCAGCCGGCTCATTTGGCTTTTTGCTGCAGGCGCTGCTGCTGAGTGAAAATGATGCTGAGGTGATTGGCCTGCTGCTGCTCGAGACTCTGAGCCCGCTGCCGCCAAATGCGGGCCGAACGGTGCAGGGCCAGGCAGGTGACCAACAGGCTCAGGATGGTGATGAGGGTAAACAGGGGGCTGATTGCCGGCAGCTGCCAGCTAGAGAAAGATGTGAGGTATGGGCTCATAATTGTGAGGTTTTAGCACCTGATGCAGCGCATGCAGTCGCTCAGCCGTGCGGGCCGTGCGGTTACCGGTGCCGGTGAGCAGCACCTGAGCCTGAGCCCGGGTGAGCCCGGCCGCGGCACCCACCCGCGCCAACGGCGGCAGCAGCTGCCGGCGCTCGAGCACGAAGGCCTGCAGGTGCTCATACAGCTTGAGCAGCTTCTCAGCTGGCAAGGCCTGCAGAGCCAGGAGCTCAGGTGAGGGCGGCAGCGTGGCCGTGGTAACGATAGCGGGCCCGCGCATAGGCTTGCGGCCGGGTTTCTTCTTTGCTTGCATCAGAGAGCAGATTTGGGGGTAAATTGAAATAGAGCCCACGGCCGGGCCGTGGGCTCTATGGTGCCGGGCTAGAGCCGGCCTATGTTGCTGTAATGTCGAAAGGCCTCAGGGTCCATCAGGCCGGCCTGCAGCTCAGAGCTCAGCTGCTCGAGCGCAGCCAGGGCCTCAGGCTCGAGGGTTACGGGCCACATCGGCTCAATGCCGGCCGCGCGTACAAGCTGCCTATCTGTGAAGGCGGTGAGCTCAGCTGAGGTGTGCCGCGGGGCCGGGCCGGTGCCCAGCACCAGGATGAACGCGGCCCGCTGCATGCGCGTGGGCTGCTGCATCATCACCCGGCCGGTGGCCACCGGTGCCGGCAGCTGCTGCAGGGCCTGCTCAGCGCTGCAGGTGGGCGTGAAACCGGCCGCGGCCACTAGCTCAGCATCTGGCATCTCGAGCAGCTGCTGATACGTGGGCCGCAACCGCTGATAAATGCGCGGCTGAATCAGAGCCAGCTGCACCAGGGCCTGCCGTTGGTCGGCATCGAATGCGCTGGCCACCGGCGCGGGCGCGGGGGCTATGCCACCGGCAGGGAAACCGCAAAAGCCGGCGTAAGGCTGGCCTAAATAAACGGGTGAGGGGTTGTGGGTTTGTTGCTTTTCCATCAGTGTGAGGGGGTTTGTGTGTTAGGATGCCCCAAAGATAGGGGCAAAGTGATACGAACGTATCACAAACAATAAATAAAAAGAGGCAGCCCGGTGATGAGCTGCCTCTGATGCCTAGTGGCGGGGGTATTTCTTCCGAAATGCAATGTTCCACTGCATTATTGCATCTGTAAAAATGGCATTAGCCACCTCCCACTCATCGGTAATATCGGGCGCGGGCCCGGGCTCAAATAGATGCGGGTGACTCTTACGATTGCACCCGGGCCATTTCTTATCCATCGCAATCAGGTACTTTCTCTGCATTTCCTGATAGAGCTCCCTGCAGGCCTCCCAATCATCGGTAATATCGGCCGCGGGCTCAGCTGCTGCTGCTGCTGCTGCTGCCGGCACTGGCTCAGCCGCGGCCTCCTTAGCGGCAAACTCGAGCTGATACGGCGCGGGCCCCTCATCCTCATCAGCACAGCCGGCCGATGCCTGCCACCGCTCGAGGCTGGCCACGTAAGCCGCGCCGGTTGCGGTGGCTTTCAATTTAGCGAACCCCGGGCCGTGGATATTCTCAGCCAGGCCCAGGCTCACCAGGGCAAAAAATTCAACCCCTGTATTTCCGGTTTCGGTTGTGGAGGCTTCGCCGTTCTTCACCATCAGCTGCAGGAACTGCAGGGCCTTATTGGTGAGCGGGGGGCGCTTGCCGTATTTCATCTGCCGCTGAGCCCGCTCCCTCAGCTGCTCAGGCTTCTCGAGGTTATGCGGTGCACCGTGCTTCATGCAGCTGTGCCAGCCGTTTGAAGCCCTAAGCAGCGGCTCATAACACTGCCAGCAGTGCAGCGGCAGCTCATCCGGCAGCCTGAGCCACAAATCAGGCTGAGCACCGGCGCACTCGAGCGAAGCCACCACGGCCCGGGGGCCGTGGTAGGTTCCTTTTTCGGGGTTGCCGGTAGCTGGCTCAGTGTAGGCCTCAGACCAAACGCCGGCTGCTTTTAGCGTCCGGTGCAGCACCTGATAAGGCCAGGCCCGGCCGGTGAGCTCATCCAACTTTGCCACGGCCCGGGTGAGGCCTTTGCAGGTGTAGCCCTCAAGCATGGTGCCGCTCATGCCGCTGAGCAAATTGATACGAAGGTGATAGTAGGTGGCCATGATGCTATTTATTGCTATTGATAAATAAGCCCCTCCCCTACTGAGCCACCTCAGCCACCTGCAGCAGCGGGCGCTGCAGGTTCCCATTGTGGCAAGTGCCCTGCAGCCAGGCCCGGCCCGCATCTTCTACCAGGTTGAACAGGTAGCCAGGCCGCTCAGCCGGGAAACGGTAGTTATACATGCCGCCCGGTGTGCCATAGTTGCCGTAGCTGTTGCGAAGCTCGAGCCGCTTCACCATCTCGAGCAGCGGCGCGGCCTGCTCATCAGTCAGGGGCATCTGCTCAAGTTTGGGCTTGCCGGTAGCCCGAAACAGAGCAGCAGCTGCAGCAGTGAGCTCAGCCACTAGCGCGGCCTGCAGTATGGCCACGATGCCAGGGCCACAGATGTAGCGCACCTCACCGGTTTGCTTGAGGTTCTGCGCTGCCGTTTCGCGGTCCTCAGTGAGAATCAGTGCACCGAGCTCTGAAATCATATTTAGGGCCTCTGTGATGGTGGCCGCGGGGAGAGTGTTGCCGGCAATAATTACGTTGTAAGCCATTTCAGTGGGGGTTTGTGTGTTAGGATGCCCCAAAGATACGGCATTTGTGATACAATTGTATCACAAAGCAATTTATTATTACCAATAAAACAAATAAAGCGCCCATTTAGAGCGCTTTATGAGGCAACATATCAAGTAAATCAGGCCCGAAAACCGGGCGGCGGGGCCGGAAAATCGGGCCGCTTCATCTGCTGCGGCTGCTGCTCGAGCATCCGGCCGCTGATGGTGGGCCACAGGGCCTCAGGCTCGAGGCGCATCAGCGGCAGGGGAGAGGCCGGCCGCGGCTCCTGCTCATAGGCAGCAGCCTGCCGGAAATCCAGTAGGGGCCGCTCCCACTGCCACGAATCACCCCGCTGCTTGAGCTGGCCCTCACCAAACCCGAACAGCACCCGGCCGCGGGTGCCGCGGCGGTGCTCAGTTTCGGGCTCAGCATCTATGGCCACTATAATGGTGCCATCAGGATAGGAGCGCATCTGCAGCCGCGGCAGAAACGTGTGCAGGTTCTCATCAGTGGCCACCTCCCCCCTCATCCATAGCGCATCCATCAGGGTGAGCTCGAGCCACCGCTGCTCCTGTCCCCTGATTTTGAGGCTCAGGCCGCTGAGCACCGTTTGAAACTGCTCATTGCCGGGAAATTGTTCGGTGCTCATCAGGCTGCTTTTTTGGTGAACATGGTGCTGAGCTCGAGGCTGAGGCGCGGGCCCCCTTGCTGCAGCGTGGGCAAAATGTAGTGCAAAACAAGGTGCTCCCAGGTGATGAGCCACCGCGGGGCCCACTGCATCAGCTGCAGCAGCTGCTCAGGCTGCAGCACGGTGCCGGTGGCCGTGATGATGTGCATGTACGGGCGGGCCACCTCAGCCCACGGCAGCTCAGTGGCCGCGTGGCAGTAGTCGATGCCAGCCAGGGCGGTGGCCACGGCCTCAGCATCCGGCAGAATCATGAGCAGCTGCCGGTGCACGTTGGCCCGGTGGTAGTCGGTGAGCAGATATAGAACGGAAAGCATAGGGGAGGGGCTACTCAGCAAAAAAGTAATTATGCCAGTTGCTAGGACGCAATTGGCGGCTAAAAGGTGCGGCCATAAGTGACGGATGATTAGCCAGGTAGGCGGTATCATCTTCACGCTTGCTTTCGTCCCTGAGCTCCTGCTCAGCCCAGGCCCAGCGCTCGAGCGGGGTGAGGTGGCTCCAATCCTCAGCGGTGCCGGGCCACTGCTCGAGCGAAGGAAATACCAGGCCCTGAGTGGTGCTGATGAAAACGGGCTCATCATCCTGAGCCTGCAGCATCTGCTGCACCTCAAGCCATCCCATATCCGGCCGTAGCACCTGCTGCTGCAGCCCCTCCCCTACCAGGTCGCTCAGCCAATTTCTATCAGGGCCATCTACCCAAATCGTAAACTCTACCTGAGCAGAGATGCGGCAGATGAGGCGGGCCACATCGGTGGCCACCTCCCTCATCACGGCATTGAATTGCGGCACCCCGACGTAAGGCCCGGGCCCCTCCCCTACCGATGTGCCGGCAGCCAGGCGGGCCACCTCAGCAAGTAGGTGCATGCGCTCAGAGCCCTGCAGCTGCAGGTGCCCGTGATGCTTAGAGTTAAAAATGATGCTGCTCATTAAATTTTGTCAGTGTGGGTATTCATCATCCGAAAGGTACAGAACGAACTGAGGCCAGTGCAAAGCACCGGCCTCATAGATTTTCCTCAGCCCCTCCCCTATCGGGCCATTATCAGCCTCAGCTGCTGCTGCAGGCGCTGCTGCTGCTCAGGCTGCAGGTGCAGGGCCTGATGCCACTGCTGCACCGCGGCGCTCAGCGGCGCGGCAAGGGCGGCAATGGCATTTGTGAGCTGCCTGAGGGCGCGAACCATCGGGCTCACATCGATGGTGATTCGAATGATGGGCCCGCGGTATATCTTCCGAAACCTTAGGCGCTTAGGTGGCCGGCGTTGCATCTATGCAGCAGCTGATGAGCGGCTGCTGCAGGTGGTGCAGCTGCAGCAGTGGGCCCCGGCCTCAATCGGGCAAAACGACTCAGGCACCGCGCCGGCCTCATCAAGCCAGGCCCCGGCCAATGGTGCACCGGTGGCCTCAGCTGCAGCAGCCAGGCGCTGAGCACCGGCAGCGGCCTCAGCCTCATCAGCCTCTTTTTCCCACCGCTGGCAGAGCTTCGTAAACTCTCTCACCTCAGGCACCGGCATGCTCATGCTCACCTGCATGCTCACCTGCACCTCAGTGGCCACCGCGCCGGCAGGCACCTCAGGCAGCCGCTCAAAAACAGCAGGGGAGTAGGTGAGCTCAGTGATGCCCTCCACTTTATTGCCACCAATAAAAACCTCTACATCTGAAAAGGCCACCTGCACCGGCTGAGCAGCAGCAGCTGCCTCAGCATCTCGAGCCACGGCGGTGGGTGTGCGGAATGGCTGCATGTAAACCTTTACTTGAGGCCAGCCACCGGCCGCGTAGGCTTTGCTCAGCCGGCGCAAATGATTCACCCGCGGCACATCGGCACAGAGGTAGCGCTGCTCAGGATTGAGCGGCCGGCCTTTCGAGTCGGTGCTGATGCCGTACTGGCTGGCCAGCTGAGCACCGGTGAGCCCGCGGCCGGGCGTGGTGGTGCCGGCCTCAGCATCTTTCGGGGTGATGCGCTCAGCCAGGGCGCTGAGCTCCTTTTTAATCTTTGGGGTAACGATGTGACTCATGCAGCCAGGGGTAAAGCAGCCACAGGGGCCGCGGTGGAAAGGGGAGCAGCTGCAGCGGCATCAGCACCTGCAGAGCTACTATAAAGTATATTCTCTATCTGCCTCATGCTGAGATAAAACTCCTCAGCCAACTTGGCAATAATATATTCCCGGGTGTATTTCCGCGGGCGGGGCTGATTCGTGAAACGCTTCTCATATAGCTCCCTGATTTTAGCATGCTTGCGGTGCACGGCTCGAGTGGGCTGCTTTTGGCTCATAGGTAGAAATCCTGCATAAAGATGGAAAACGTGAAAGGCTCTAAAATTGTATTTTCCGAACAGGGCACGAAGCTACGGCGGCGGCTAATCCTAGAAAACTGCATATTTTCCGGTATAACTAGCACAGCCGCCGTAACTCAGTCACTCAAGCCCCTGCAGCATCATCACGCTGCCAGGCCTGCCGAACCTTATCCCATGCGGCTCTATCCATATCCATGCCGAGCGGCAGGGGCTCATTGGGGTTGAGGCCGGCCCAATCACCGCGGGCCTCCTGAGCCCGGGCCTCATCATCTCGAGCAAACAGCTGCTGCAGGTCGTGCCTCAGCTGCTGCCGCGCCCTGAGCGGCAGCCGTGGCCAGAGCTCAGCCAGGTGCTCAGCGAAGCCCGCGGCGTAGCCAGTCGAGCGGCCGGCGTTGTAGCGGCAGGCATCGATGAGCAAATTCTCAATCAGGAACGGGCCGTAATGGGTTGAGGCCGGCCGCTGGCCATCGGCCGGCAGTGGCTCAGGCATCAGCGGCAGCGGGCGCTGCTCAGGGGAGGTGAGGTGAGCCAGCGGCATCAGCCGCTGCAGCTCCTGCAGCTGCTCATCATCGGGAACGCCACCGGCCCCCGGGCCCGGGCCGGTAGCCGGCCGCGGTGGCTCGAGGTGCACCTGCACCTGCAGCTGAGCGGGGCCGCTCAGTTCCACCGGCTGCAGGTGCGCCGGCAGCTGAGGCCTCACCAGGGGCGGGGCCATCGCACACACAGCACACAGGGCACCGGGCCGGCATTGGGTGCCGCAACGCCGGCAGGTTATCAGGTTCTGCGATTGGAAAGGGTGTGCCATAGGTGGGGAAGTTTTTCGGAGTTTTGGGAGGGGAGGTGAGCACTTTGATGAGCTCAGCCCCGGTTTCAATCACATGATACTCAGAGCCCCGCCACGTATCTCTAAAGGCCATTTCCCCGGGGGTAAGTTTGCGGCCGGAAAGGGGCTGAGCGGGGTCTTTTATCTCAATAATGAACTCACGGCCGCGGTAACCAATGAGGGCATCAAAACAGTTCGGCAGCTGATGAATGTCGAGCACTGAGGCTCCTATGGCCCGGGCGGTGGCCAGTATCTCAGCATGATTGCCATCCACCCGGGCCGCGGTCCTTACTTTGGCCATAACGCATCCAATTTTTTGAGGCACCTCTTACACGTTGGCTGAGGGTCGTAGTAGGCCCCGGGCCCACCGGTGCCATCGGCCCACTGCTCAGCCCGCTTGCCCTCATATTTGAGCTCACCGGTGCTTTCGTCGACTGCTGCCGAGCAGAGCCAATCACCCACGGCCCGGGTGATGCCGCGGGCGCTCAGCGGCTCGAGCAGCATGATGTGCACCGTAGCCGGCCCGCGCGGAAAGATGGGCGGGCCCTGATAGCGGGGGCGGGGGCTGCCAGGTTGAAAGGCCACCGGCAGCCGGCGCTGCACCTCAGCACAGCCGCGCTCATTTTCCCGACGAAGCTCAGCGGCCCGGTGCCGGCGCTCATCAGCATCCTGCCGGCCGGCGAAGCCCGCGGCGCGTTTGGCATCCTCAGGGCTGAAAAATCCTGCTAGTGAATCCATCAGCTGCCGGCCGTAACGGTGGCCACCGGTGGCGTGATACCATACTGCACCCTGAGCGAATCATTGGCAGCCAGGGCGTAGGATAGGGGGCCCACCATGGGCGCTCCCTCCTTAGCCCGGCTGAGCAAATGCTCGAGCAGCTGCTGCACCTCATCAAAGTGCTCAGCCCGGGTGATGCTGCCGGCATCGAATAGCGGCAGCTGCCGGCGCTCAGCCGCGCCCACGGTGGCCACCACTGCCGGCGCGGGCACCTCAACCCCGAACGGCAAGGCCTTCACCTCAGCCGCGGCCATCTGCTGCACCTGATGAGCGAACCACAGGCAGCGCCTCATCAGCCCCTGCTCAGTGGGCGAATCTTCGAAGGTGAGCCGATAATCACGGCCGGCATGGCACATATCGAGCCGGCCGAACGTGCTGCCGGCGTGGCCATCATTCTGAGCATAAAAATGCACGGTGCCCACCGGGCTCAGGTAGTAGCCCTCCCTCAGCTGGCCTCCCTCAATCTTGAGCTGTTTGGTAAATTTTAGCGAAGTACGGGAAAACGCAAAAGAGCCGATATGCAGCCCTTTTTTGGGTTTTCGCACACGTTTCACGCTGTTTTGCTTACGCTTTTGCATGATTTGCGGCGTTTGGGGTTACGGGCGCGGAACTCAGCCGAAATGGCAGCCGCGGCCCTTGAATCGTTTTTATAGAGCCGGCGCAACCGCTCGAGCTCAGCCAGGGGCTCATCTCTGAGCCGGCCGGCAAATTGTTTCCACGTCATGCAGCGGCCTGATGCTGCCCTGCAGCCGGCGTTTGCAGCTGCTCGAGCAAGGTGAGATAATTGGTGCCCCGGGCGTTGTGGTAGTAAATCCACTCCCTGAGCAGTCGCTTTTTGCAGGCGTTCTTAACCGAATTAGCCAGCGGGTGCCCACCGGGAAACCCACGGCGAAGCACCTCCCCGAACGTCTGTATTTTCTTCCGTTGCTGCTGCTCAGCTGCCGCGCTGGCTGCCTGCTTGATTGACTCCTTGCGAAGCATCAGGTAAAGCTCAGCATTGGTTTTGAACGGCACGAAGGCCCCCAGCTTTTTCAGCCAGTCATACAGCAGAAACCCGGCATCAAACGGCTCAGGGGCGCGGCCGTGCTGCTTCATGTAGGCAGCCAGGTGCACCAGCTGCTGAGGGTAAGTGCTGGCCACATCGGGGGCCGGCAGTAGCAGCTGCTCACGGCCGGCCTCTCCTTTCTGCAGGGCCTGCACCGCGGCCACCCTATCACCTTTCTGATAAGCGCTGAGCCAGCTGCGAAAGCATTGCACTGTTGGCAGCAGCACCTCACCGGGCTGCTTCCATTCCCCTGAGGCCCCGCGCCGGAAGGCCAGGCCAATCTCAGCCAGGGTAAGGCCGGGAAAAGAGCGGTGCACCATTTCCGCGGTGAGCTTGCACAGCATCTCTAAATCATCATCCTCATGCAGCGTTTTGCTGTGGCCCAGCATCAGCGGCACCCCCTCAATCGGGGCCGTTAATTCCGCTGCGAGCTCGAGGCTGCTCATCTGCCGGACTTGCTGCACCTCATCACCACAGAGCAGCAGCGCGGCCTCTCGCACTGAGTAGGGGAGGCCGGGCGGCAGGGCCGCGGCGCTGTAGGTTCGCACCCTGAGCGCCGGCAGCTGCTGGCCACGAAACGCCGGCAGGTGCTGCTCGAGCGCGTCACTGATTCGCATGATGTTACTCATTGCCGGCCTCCTTTCTCAGTTTTTCGCGCACCCGCTCAGCTGTGCTCAGCCGGCGCTCAACCTGTGAGCCCACGGTGGCCGCGGTGGCTGCAGCTTGCTTTTCCCGCTCAGCGCCGTAATCGATAAACGAGAACGAACGGGCCACGGCCCGCCAATTGCGGATTGGGGTAAGCCCTTCCTTGCCGGTTGTCCAGCCCTTGCCCTCATAAAAATCAATGAACAGGTGCCCTTTGCCAACGTGCTGCCGCTTATCGGGCAACTGAGCCAGGTAGGCATCTACCATCTCAGCACTTTGCGGCCGGGCCTCCCACTTGCGGGGGTCGGTGTCCGGCAGCCGCGCATCAACGAAGCCACCGGGAATAAATTCACCGGGCTGCAGCGGTTGGGGAATCAATGTATCTACATCGGTCGCCCCCCCGGTGCTCTCGTCTGTACCGTCTGAGCCATCAGCTGCAGTATCATTTTCCGGCAGGGAAAACTGATGCCCCTCTATTTTTTTTTCGAGCCGCGCGGCCCCTCCGTTAGAACGGTCTTTACTTATTACACTCTCTATGTTGGTGTCATTTGGTGACGGTTTTCCTGACAGTTTTCCTGACAGTTTACCGGATTCAGCCGCCGTAAAACTATCATTTATACTGTCATTTGATGATAGTTTTATTGACGGTTTTTCAGCCGGCAGCTGAGGGCCATCGGCACCGTGAATCAGCACCTGATAAGCGCCCATTTTCCCGCGGCCGTGGTTGGCTCCATCGAAGCGAATCAGGCCCCGGCGCTCGAGCACGGCGCGGGCTTTTTTCAGGCTGTTCACCGACTTGATGCCGGTGGCTATGCAGAGAAAGGAATCAGCAAAATATTCCGTGCGCGGGGTCCAATCCTTATCACGGTCATTGAAGAAGCCCAGCAGCACGATGTAAAGCCGGGTTTCTAGCAGGTCGAAAGGTTCGGCGCGGTCCAGTCGGTTAAACTGCACCATCAGGCCCACGTAGCTCAGCCGCGGGGCCGCGGGGTGCAGGCCCCCGGCGTGTAGGTTCATCAGAGCGCTCATACCTGCACCTCCAACTGAGAGCGGGTAAATAGCGGCTGAGGCTTGCGGGCGCTGGCTCCCTCAAGCTCTACCGTATAAAGGCCGGCATAGGGCCCGGTAGTATCTGGCAGGCCCACGGTAATGCCGCGGCGTTTCTTAAAAGTGCCGCTGAGCACCACTACCGGCGTATTGCCAGGCAGCGGGGCGGTGGTAGTCGTTGGTTCCATTTGTGAAAGGCAGGGGAAAAGCGGGCCGGCTTCATCAGGGCCGGCCCACTGTGGTGGGAATTAAGCAGCCGGCATCTCTGCCAGGTACTCAGCTGCAGCAGCCTTTTCCTGTAGCAAATCCGCGGCCGTAGCCTCTAAATTTTCACATTTGGTAAGTAGTCGGTCAGCCTCAGGCCGGCCCAGGAGCTCAGCGTTTTTATTCACAAAATCCCTGAGCTCGAGCATGGCCGCGGCCCGCGCTTCACCCTCTCTTACTTCTTTCTCAACATCCTGCAGGCGCTGCTCGAGGTCAGTGGGCAGCGCCCCTTTCTTTTCTTTGATACGTTGGCAGAGCTTCACAATTGACTCAGCAGCCCGCTCTGCCGTGATGCGCTTAATACCTAGCAGCATCTTCTGCTTTTCTGAGCCAAGTATGGCCACGTTGTTACACAAAACCACAATCAGCTCATGCTGAGCCGGCGTGATAAATACCGTGCCGGCAGCCACCTGAGCAGCGTGGGCCTCCTGTATCACCTTCACCGGGTCGCTCTGCAGGCCGGCCTGCCGGCCCCCGCTCACCCGCATGGTGGGCACTTGCTCATTTGTGGCAGCTGCCGGCGCGGCCGGTGCACTGGCTGCCTCAGCCTCACTCTGCAGGGCCGGGTGCATGGCCTCAGGCAGCTGAGCAGGGGCCACCGTCACCCGGGCCGGTGCGCCAATTGTGGCAACGGCCGGCGCGGTGGTGGTGGTGGTGGTGGTGGCCACCGGTGTGCCGGCGTATTCCATTTCCTCAGCCGGCGTGGCCTCATAGCCCGCGGCCTTCATAATCCAGGCCAGCACATTGCGGAAGGCCTTGCCGATTGCGCGGGTTTGGGCCATACTCGCAATAGCAAACTCCTGATACCACTTTTTGCCGGGCTCGAGGTTGGTGCAAATGGCAAAGCCTGAGCCCACGGTGATGCCCAGCCGGGTATCATAGAGGGTCACCTTAGCCTCATATTTGAGCTCAGCCTCTGAGGAGCGGGCCTGCAGCTGTTCCACAATTGGCACAATGCCCAGCAGCTTGCCGGCGTACTGCCAGCCCTCAACATTCACATATTCCCGCTCAGCGCGGCCCTGCAGCTGCATGCTGAGTTTATTATCTTTAATAAACTTGCCTAACTGTTTGGCGAGGGCTTCCGTAGCTTCATCACTGCCGGGCTCATAACTTTGCGGGGCCGGTGCAGCAGTCTGGCAAGAGGCTGCGGTGGCCGGTTTCTGAGCAGCGGCTTTTTTGGCCGCGGGCTTGGTTGTCTGTGGTTTCTTCACGTTCTTGGGTGCTATCTAGGATTGAAGGAATTTTGAATTGCACGAAAGCCGGCCGGCAAGGGTCGGCTTTCGTCGTTTTAGGCAGCCACGGCCTCAGCAGGGGCAAGCTGCCGAGGGGCCTCAGCCGCCTCTCTGATTGCGCTCGAGCTCCAGGGGCGCGAGATGTAGAGCCCGAAGTGGCCCACCTTCGCGGCCCCGCCCTGCCGGCCGGGCTGCTGGCCAGGCCCGGCAGCCACCGGTGCCGGCGTGGGTTTGGTGAGCACCCGGGCCGCGAAATCCGCGGCATCAGCCCGGGCCGTGCTCACTGCTACCTGCTTATTGTTGCAGGTGCAGGATGCGGCATATTTGCCATCTACGAACGCCGTGGCAACCCACTGGCCACCGGTGCGCTCAGCGCTTACTGAGATGTTATGATTCATTGGGCAAGCAACGAAAAGAGTGAGAAAATGAGATAGGGGGCTAGGCAGCCATATTTTTATCATGCAGCTGCTGCAGCGCGGCCTCAAGCAGCTCAGCCGAAATTTGGGCGAGGGGCGTTTTTTTGATTCGGCCGCTGGCTTCGTAGCGGCGGCGCTGCTCATCGAGCAGATACCCCTCATGCACCTTTGTGATTTCGGTGCGAACGGGGTACATTTTGGCTTCTGTGGCCCCCTTCACCGGCGCGGTGAGGGGTGAGGTTTTGGGGCGCTGCATGGTTCTGAGCATGGTTTTGGGAGGTTTAGGATTGTCAGTGTGATACAAATATGAGGGGTAAATCTTGCACATCTATCACACTTTGCACATGAGTGATAATATTAAACCTTTTGCATTGATACTCAGGCAGAAAAAAAGCCCAGCATAGAGCCGGGCCTTTTATTCTCAGCCGGTAAAACTTACAAACTTACAGCCCAACCCATTCACGCGCTACCAGCACGTAAAAAGGGGGGCGGTTTTCGACTGGCTGCCCGCCCCCGGTTTCGTCTATGGTGTGGGCGTGGGGGGCGGCCGCCCGGCCC